CCTTTGTAACTCATTACAAGTATTTATATAAATAGTTATTATATAATTGCACTACAATATTCTAACAGGAGAAATCTCTTATGCCATCACCCATCACCGCAGCTGGAAATTTTATTAGAAAACAGGCAGAAACGATTGGACAATCTTTATGGAAACACAAAGTCAAGGGAACAGTTGGTATGGCTGCTGCCTATACTGGATCTGTGTTATTCCAAAATCCAAAAGAAGGCGGCACATTGTCCCATTTACAGTTTCCGTTAGATGAAGTGTCTATTGGTGGTTTTCAAACTAGATTGGACTTCATGTCTTGGAAAAGTAAAGCAGTTACAACTGACTCGGGTGACACCACTTATAATGGCGGAACTCACGAATTGTTAATGTTATTGCCTATGCCATTAGCATTATCAGCTCAATTTTCTGGTAAATTTTCAGAAGATAATGATATGACATTTAATAGAAATCAAAATGGATTAGGCGGTCTTCAAGCATTAATGAATTCAACTGCACAATCTTGGATGTATAAAGGTATGGGTATGTTAGACAATATTGTTCATACAACAAATGCAGCTAAAATGTCAGGTACAACTGTGGGTAATAACGCTCCTGGAGCATTATATGAAGGACAAAATCTAAGAAATCACAACTTTGCATGGAGACTCACTCCCAAAAGTGCAGAAGAACAGCAAGAAATCGAACTTATTGTCAAAGCGTTGAAACTTATGTCATCAAGTGCTATGATGAATATCGCAGGCAAGGTCTCAGATGGTCCTTGGTTAGGCGGAAGATTGAGTATACCACACACAGTAACAGTTTCATTTCTAGATGATGGTCTTCTTAATGAACACTTATACAGAACTAAAGAATGTTTTATAACAAATTTAGAAATTAATTACACAACACAAGGTGCTTGGACTGCACATGCTGATGGTTCTCCTATCGAAACACAAATAACAATGAGCCTGAAAGAAATAACACCTGTCACTAAACAAGATATCATAAATCTGGGAATATAATCATGGCAAAAAATCAACTTTATGGTACACTTCCAAAAATGTCATATAATGGTGTTTTAATAGCAGACATAACACATAAATTCAATACTACAAAGATTGTTAATACTTATTCTAATAGTTATTTTCAACTTGATATTAGAGAAGGGGATTCGCCCGAAGCAGTTTCTTTAAGTGCATACGGAACTATAGATTATTGGTGGTTAGTATTGATTTCAAATAATGTTATAGATCCATTTTATGATTGGTTAATGAGTGAAAGAGAAGTGTATGCATATTCAGAAAAAGTATATGATAATATAAACGACATACATCATTGGGAAGACACTGAGTACAATATATACGAATATGACAATGCAGAAGCTACTAGAGTTCCTATAACTAATATAGAATGGGAGATTTATAAAAATGATACCAAACGTAGAGTATCATTAGTAAGGCCAGAAGATTTGTTCAAAATTGAGAAAGAACTTAAAAAATTGATAAAAGAAATTCCAACTGTTACGGTGAATAGATAATGAGCGAAATAGATAATCCACTTATTTCTCTTAATGCCAAGACCCTGTCCATGTGGTCTTGTTCTTACACGAACATGTGTGGAGAAGATTTGGACATAAGCAATCTCGTTATGAGTGTTTCTATTTTTGAAAGCATTTTCCAAGAGACTATAATTGGTCATGTTTTAATTAATGATAATATAGGATTTGCAGAGAAACAAGCAATCATAGGACAAGGAACTGACTTATTTAAAATAGAAGTGCATACATCAAAACACATTGATGGAGAAACTTCAAATTTTGAAAAAATATTCAGAGTAAATTCCTATCACGATATTTACAGTCTTGGTGATGGTAAAAACACAACTTCTAGTATGTTTGATTTAGTATCTCCTGTTTTATACAAAAACAATAGGACTAGAATAAGTAGATCGTTTAATTCTATGACATCATCAGAAATAGTTGATTATCTGTCTTATAATATATTAGACTTGGGTACTGGAATATGGGACGACTTACAATCAAATACAGAATCTAAGAATACAAAAAATATTGTAGTGCCAAATTGGACTCCTTTTAAATTAATGAATTTTTTAACAAAGAACACAGTTTCAGTAGATGGTGCATCTAATTATTTGTTTTTTGAGAATAACGTAGGATTTCATTTTAAAACGATTGATGAATTAAAAGAGGGCGAACCAGTAGTATCTATAGATGTTAGTGAAATTCAGAAAGAACAAACCATTGGTCCAGATATGAGTGTTAAAATTAATACTGCTGAGAAGTATCAACAAATTTCAAGATTTAATCATGCTAAAAGTATGGCAAATGGTTTATATGGCGGCAAATTATTCACACATAACATAATAACAAAAGATTATAATAATTATGAAATTGAATATGACGGTGATGAGTTTTCTATGGGATTCGCTGGGTTAAATGGAGCTCAACAATTCGTTTCTGTACCTGATTCTAATTTAGGATTTATGCCTGATGAATATCTATACCAAATTCACGATAAGAAAGATAAATCTCATTATATTCATAGAGATATGAAAATGGCAGAATTGAGAACAAATATAGTAAAATTTGATATACCAGGCAACACAAACATATGGGCTGGAGATGTTATCGAACTCAACGTAAGTTCGAGAATGGCAGCCTCAGAAGATAGAAATGACAAGTTCATGAGTGGTAACTGGTTAGTAACAGCAATTCACCATACAATAACCGCGTCTAGTTATGTGATGACATTAGAATGTATGAAAGATAGTTTTGAAAATGTTCCAGAGTACGATTACTGTAAAGATAAGAAGTAGGAGATAATTATATGCAATTTATGGGTTTCGACAATTTTATTTGGTTTACTGGTGTCGTAGAAGATAGGGATGATCCATTACGTTTAGGAAGGGTTAGAGTTCGTATGTTTGGAATTCACACACAAAAACGAATTAAAGGATTGACTGAAGGAATTCCAACTGATGATTTGCCGTGGGCATATCCAATGTCTCCAATAACATCTGCCTCTATGAATGGAATAGGAACAACTCCTTTAGGTCCTGTTGAGGGAACGCATGTTGTGGGATTCTTCAGAGATGGAAAGAATTGTCAAGATCCTATCGTAATGGGAACATTGGGTGGATATCCACTAAAAGAATCTGGAAATGACGGATTCAATGACCCAAATAAGAAATATCCAAGAAAAGAAAATTTAAAAGAACCAGACACTCATAGAAGAGCAGTAGTTGATTTTGAAGATCCTATCGAAAATCAAGATTGGTTCAGTAAAATGACACCACTAGATGATTTTGAAGAAGAAGAGAATCCAGATGGTAGAGTATTAGATGAAGAGATTGGTATTGCCAATTCAGAGGTTGTTTGGAACGAACCAGAGAATCCATTCGCCGCAGAATATCCATTTAATCATGTAAGAGAAAGTGAATCAGGACATGTTGAAGAGTGGGATGATACTCCAGAAGCAGAACGATTGATGAAATGGCATAAGTCAGGAACGTTTGAAGAAATTCACCCTGATGGACAAAAGGTTACTAAAATTGTTTCTGATAATTACCATATAGTTGCTGGTGACGAATTCATACACATTAAGAAAAAGAATGACGAGAAAGGAAATTTAAACATTACAGTTGATGGAGATTGTAATATGAGAGTTGACGGTAATTACAACGTAGAAGTTGAAGAGAATTATATTGTGAAAGTCGGGGGAAATTGGGATGTAGAAGTTTGGGGTAACACTAATATTATGACACTAGGCACCAAAACAGATGAATCTGCTTTGAACCATACGGTCAAAGGTGCTATTATTCACTTAAATCCTTAGGAGATAAACAATGGGTGTTTTTAATGATATCAATAATGCTGTAGAAACGGTTGGCGATTATTTAACGCCGCCATCGATGGATTCGATTACGGCTATGAAAAATGCTTCAACTAGTCTAAACGTTACTGCTAATTTAGATCCATTTGTATTAGAACAAGGGTTTCCGGGGCATGGAAATGCATTTTATCAACAATTGCAAGAAGTACAAAATCTATCTGATGCATTTGATGACTGCGGTAACTATGCTCAGGATGCTGTCCAGGCAGCTGCTGAAGATTATATCAAGAATACTGGTATTCAACAAGCAGGAAGAGATTTAGCAAAGACATTAGGCCAAGATAAAGATTTGGTTGATTGTGTAGCGGGATTCGCTACATTATTCGATTCTAAAGGAATAATAGATGATGCGTTAGGTCTCGGAGATTTGCCTCAGATACAAACCCGTATTCAACAAATTCTTCTAGACATAACAGACCCAACTAAACTAGCTAACATGATTACTAATTTAGATGCAGTTCAAGGATTACTACAACCATTTAATGATTTTTGTACTGGATTGAAAGATGCGTTCAATAGATTGATTGCCAAGGATTTAGCGTCCTTAAATGCTATTTTAAATAAATTATCACAATGGGCTGCGTTCATTAATTTAGCAACTGGAGATCCATGTGCTTTAGTGAATAACAGAAAAATATTTGATTCAATAACAAATCCAGTTATGGATGACCTTCTTGATTTGTATGATGGAGTTATTGGTGGTGACATTGGTGATACTTTGGGAGACTTACTCGCACCTGACATTCCTACTGCGTTAATAGGCGGTGGCGGATTCACACAAGCACCAGGCAACACAACACCTTTTAATAGTTATTTTTCTACATTAGGAACTGATGTTGGAGGAGTTGTTACTAGTATCGGTACTATCAGTGCTAGTCGTGCTGAAGAAGAAGAAGCACTCGCAAATAATTATCTAGTTTGGTCAGAGGAGGAAAAGGCCTGGGTAAACGATTCTACTTCTTTAACTCTTTCTGGCGTTGAAGCAATACAATCTGGATTAGAGTCCAATGATAACTTGTTTAATCCTGCACTAGATAATTTCAAACAGGTTAAAGAACAAATAGAATTCGAGGCCATGAAAAACGATTCTGATAGTCAAAAAGAAATCAAGGTTGAAGGCTGTTATGGTAAATCTGGCGATAATTCTAAGGGTAAAGAACCTTGTTTATCTGGCGGAGATACTTGGTACGCAAGCACATACACAACGCCACATGGACACAAGACCATTAGTGATATTTCACAATATCAGTTAGATTCCACTGTAGAAACTTCTGATGGAACTCAATCGTTTACAGCAACATCTGTTGCAACATCTGAGGAGTTAGCAATAGCAGATTCGTTGGGTGTAGGTATTGCAGATGTGCCGAGTGGTTCTGGATCAGATGTGATAAATCCACCTAAGACAAAGAAGTCCAAAATAAGAACAATTAAATTAGCAACAGGATATACTAGTCCAAGTGTAGTCCAAGGCGGTAGTTCGAAATCAGTTGTGAATAAAGAAAGTCGACCACAAGACAGAACACCAAATATCTATGCTAGACCCGCAAACGTATCTACAGCTGCGACTAAGGCTAAAATTCAATCTCCTAATGTTACAGATTCCTTTGAATCATCAATAACACAATTTGATACAAATTTAAACAACATTAAAGGTGCATTGCACAATGGTAATTTTTCAAATGTGACAATATCTAAATGTGTAGGCGCTCTCGGAGGAGATATCGATTCTTGTAAATCTAATGGAGGCATATGGAAATCTCAAACTGGTACTGTTAATCAAACAGGTGATATGAATATTAAATCTAAAGATATGATAACATCAAGAAGAAATGTAGAATTGAGTTCAATATTTCCATCTTCTAGTGCATTTAAGGGTATATCATAATGCCAGGTTCAGTTAGATTGGGCGATCAATGTACTGGTCATGGTTGTTATAGTGGTCGTGCGAATATTAGTGCTTCGGCCAATGTGTTAATTAACAGTCGTGGAGCTCATAGAGTAGGAGATGCTTGGTCATCTCACGGTTGTGCAGTTTGCCCGCCTCATGGTGCTTCTCAATCTTCTGGGTCGCCGACTGTTTTTATAAACAGTAAACCCTTAGCAAGAATTGGAGATGCGATAGATTGTGGTAGTCAAAATTCAACTGGGTCCGCGAATGTGATTACCAATTAAAGAGATTTATTATAAATATGTTTAACACATGGGAAAATTATGCCAATAGCAGGACACAAACAATTAAACAGACACTACGTAGATATCGATTTGGATATGTTAGTACATCCTCACACTAACGATATAGTTAAACGTGAAGACCAAAGTGCAATTAGTGGTGCCATCTTAAACATAATTAAGACAAAGAGAGGCGAAAGAGTAATGGATCCAGATTTTGGTTCGAACGTGTACCATTCGTTATTTGAACCAATGTCAACTATTACTAGAATTACACTAGAAGCACAAATAGAAAATGCAATAAATGAACAAGAACCTAGAGCAACATTGCAAGAAGTTAAAGTAAGTGCTGATCCTGATGCTAATGGATACAATGTTACAATCATTTATATTCCGTTAAATGAAAACAAAATAGTAGAATTAGAATTCTTCTTAAATAGATTAAGGTAACCAATCATGGCCATAGAACAAGATAAACAACTTAACATTTCCGCATTAGACTTCGGAGACATTAAAAATAATTTGAAAGAATTCATGAAGTCTCAAGATGAGTTCACGGACCATGATTTTGATGCTTCTGGAATGTCAGTATTACTTGATGTTATGGCATACACCACACACTATATGGGATATTATTCTAATATGGCGTTGAATGAATCTTTCTTAGACACAGCAAGTTTAAGGAATTCTGTTGTATCTCATGCAAAGACATTAGGTTATATTCCAAAATCAATAACTTCTTCAGAAGCAATCATAAAATTGTCTTTTGATATAAGTGGATATGATCCTACATTTATTCCTGTTGAAAAAGGAACTACATTTACGACTATTGTTAATGGTTCTTCACAACAATTTACAACATTAGAGACAATAAACATTTTCCCAGATGAAATTGGCGATTTCTCTGGCGAAGTAAAAGTCAATCAAGGCGTTATAAAAACAATCCAGTGGATATTTGATGCTGGAGATGAAAATCAAAAATTTCTAATTCAGGATAGCGGTTGTGATAGATCAACATTGAAGTTGTCAGTTAATGCTATACCGTGGATAAACAATCAAAGATTATCTGAATTATTACCAGATTCTCTAACATATTTCATTCAAGAAGGATTAGATTCTGTAACAGAGATTTACTTCGGAAATAACATTTTCGGTAAGATTCCTAGAGATGCTCTTCCTGTTGATGTAGAATACTTATCTACAGAGGGCGAAGTCGCAAACTACACATCAACAATCCATGACCAAACATTTTCGTTAGACACAACAATTAACGGAATCTATGATTCAAATAGAGTAAGTATAGAAACGATTAATATTTCTTCTATGGGTTCTCCAATGGAAGCCACAGAAAGTATAAGAACTACTTCACCGAAATCATACGAACGACAAAATCGTGCTGTTACTGCTGAAGATTACAAAACAATTCTTTTGGAAAAATATCCAAATATTGATTCTATTTCAGTATGGGGTGGTGAAGATAATGATCCACCACAATATGGTGCTGTGTTTATCTCTATTAAACCAAAACATGGACTAGAATTATCTCCTTTGACAAAAGAGAAACTTACAAAAGAAGTTCTTTCCAAATACAATATTCTTGCTGTGAATCCAATCATTGTTGCACCAGAATATACATATATTGATATTGATACAACAATTAAATACGATCCGTTATTGACATCAGCATCAACTGGAGAAATACAAACAATTGTTATGAACAATGTTCAACAGTTTTTTGATGATGAGATTGGTCAGTTTAAAGTTAATTTGAGATTCTCTAAATTGACACAAACAATTGACGCTTCAGATAAATCTATAAGTAATAATTTAACCAGTCTTAAAATTTATAAAAAGTTTTATACTCAGTCATCAAACACAGTAGGAAACTATATTTTTAAGTTTAATAATAAAATTAATCCTGGTTCAGCTGTTTCTTCGGTATTTGGTAATACTGTTGATGGTAGTCAAATGGCACTATTAGACGATGGTCAAGGCAACATGCTTTTGTATGATATTATTTCTGAAGGATTCATCAATACTACACAAGGTACTATTGATTATGATAGTGGAATAATTGAATTAAACGGATTTAATCCTGTATTGGATATCAATACTGTTATTAGTTTATATGCAACTCCTAAAACAAATGACATTTATACATTAAGGAATAATTTACTAGTGTTAAACGCAACAAACGTAACATTAGAAGTAGTGACTCAATAATAGGGTAGAGTAATGAGTAATAGTAAGTTTACTGAAAATCCAGCGAAGTTTCTTTCGATATTTGTCGAACGTATGGTCCCAGACTATGTTAGGGAAGAGCATCCTATGTTCATTACCTTTCTCCGAAAGTATTTTGAATATCTAGAAAGAGAAACAGGTGTAAACGGCGAATTAGGCGAATACAAACAAATAACAGATTTAGTACAAAACATGGATATCGACCATGCGATGGATCTATTTATTCCTGAATTTGAAAAGTCATATCTTTCTAATATACCAACAAACTCAATAGACCCCACAGTTCCTACAACTGATAAATCATTCCTGACAAAGAACATTCAGGAAGCATATAGAGAGAAAGGAACAGTTAAAGCGATTGACTTCTTATTCAGAAGAGACTTTAATACAGAAGCGAGTATTCTTTATCCTAAACAATATTTAATGACTGCATCTGGTTCAGTTTGGTACGAACCTAAGTGGATTATGGTAGATGGCGAAGCGGACACAATTTATCAATTGTATGACACTAAAATCGTTGGTCAAACATCTGGTGCAACTGCTTTTGTTGATATTGACACTTCACTCAGAATGGCCGAATATTCGAAATTACTTATCACAGAAGTTGAAGGTTCTTTCTTACAGGGCGAAGAAGTTTGGGAATATGTTGGCACAAGTGGTAAAGAACCTATTAAAGTTACTGTAACATCAGACGGAATTGTAGAACCAGGAACATGTTATATCAATGGTATTGCCTGGTCTAGTGCAATTTCAGAAACCAATCCAGAAACAAGGGAAGATTGTGAAGTATTAATTTCGGGAGTAGACGTAAAAACTTCTGTTTGGTTACCTAATGGTTATTGGTTAGACTCAGGAGGATTCTTATCTTCAGATAGAAAACTACAAGATAATGATTATTATCAAGACTTCTCGTATGTTGTACGTTCTGATGTTCCTGTACAATCTTATCGTGAAGTATTAAAGAAATTAGTTCACCCAGTTGGACTCAAACTATTCGCTGAATATATGTTTGAATCTACGGTGGGAATGGACATTAAACTACCTGAGAAATTCTCTCGTTATTTAATTGGTATGTTTGGATATCTCGATGTCGCTATGGACATATGGGACAATGAAAGTGAACAACATGGTACATTAGGACACGCCCACGAAGGTTTCGGCGTATTCATGGAAAAAGGTTATGATGACTATGTTGTAGAAATCTTAAAGAATCTTGATTGTGTTACTGGATTTGTTCCTGCACCTATGTGGGGATTCACTAAGGATGTTGTATTAGACAACCATCCAGAAGACCACCTTAAAATATCTATAGAAAGTCCAGAACCATATTTCCTTGGTAATAGAATTCAGGAGAAGTTATATGTAATTTCTACGATGAACGATGAAATTCGTAACTTCATGGATGCGTTCCCAGAAACTACAATGTTAGAATTTACACGCCAATTACGTGTATTAGACTTTGATACATTACCTGGCGCAACCGCTGTATTAGAAATCTTCGACTCAATCAACAACGCAACAGACGGCGGAATGATTAGTTGTGAAGTTTGGGAATTACTTGTTTCTCAAGGCATGGAATCTATCCTCAAATGGATTGCTTCATTTGTTGCTGAAGCAGATTATGCACCAGAGAAATCATATAGAACATGGGAACTGAATAGAGAAAATTCAAGTGTGCAACACGTTTACGGTCTCGCTTGTGATATTATTGACTCAGTGCCAATTGAAGCATTTGCTATTGATGGTGGTAAAAGAGTTCACTCACATGGTGGAGTCGGAGGATTCGCTCCTTTAGTAGAAAGTATAGTGACCAAAGGTTATGAATTGCCAGATATGAACGTTAATATCGCGGCATTCCACACGCATTACTTTAATGATGAAATTATTAAAAATCTAATTGTACACGGTAAAGAGGCTGTTGCTAGAGGATTAACATTCGCTGAAGGTCGTGCATTAAGGGATAGAGATTATTTCGAAATTCCTCATATGCATGGTGCCAATTTATTATGTGGTGGCATTATGACTCCTCCTCTATGGGGAGATTGGGTAGACTCTAATTATGACGACCGATATAATGGTATGGGTGAATGTTTCAATTCAGCATATGATAATCCGACAGATTGTATAACTGCATATGGAGGCAATCCAATGT